CAGCGGTGGCGGGTGTCGTCCCATATGCAAAGACATTTTGCTCGGAATGATTAGTGATCTGACCGCGAGCAACTTGAAGCTCAAAAGGCTCATAGCGACCACTCTGTGTAATAGACCAAGCTGTAACGGTCATCTTTAGCTCCTCTTGCCAGCCCGTGCGGCGGCGATATTGTCCACAGCGTTCGGATAAGGGCGTCCCGCCGCTCTAGCCGATGCTTTGGCTGACTGAATCTGTTTGCGGTTCAGATGCTTCTTTGTAGCATCTTTTGGAGCTTTTTGCTCCCAAAAAGGTTTGTCCGCCATGTTAACAGTCCCATTTTTTTAACGATTTGTTTACCCGACTGTTAGGATCAGCAGCTTTTGCAGAGCCAGTCAGCTTACGCTTTAACCCGGTCATTCTTGCACAAAAGCTATCCTTACGCGACCCACCTTCTGGCTGGGGACGCTTAATATCATGCCCTGCGGCACGAAGACTGGCTCGACCTTTTTCATTCAACCCGCCAGATGGCGACTTGCCTTCTTTACGAGTCCAAGCTGGTGACTTTGCCATAATCCCCTCCGAAGGAAAGATGGGGGCCGAAGCCCCCACCAAACTTAGTCAAGGCTACCCGAGACATTGCGACCCGGTGCTGGTGTGCCCTTTGCGGCAGACGACAGCGGGTTCATGTTCGAGCCAGCGCGGCCACCGGACTTGCGAGGCTTACGGCCCATGTCCGCTTTGCCCTTCATGCCCTTCACCTTGCCAACAGCCTTACCACCGCGTTTACGCTCTTCAGCCTCGTCATTGACGTTCGACTGATAGGTATAACGCATGTTCTTTTTGCTCATGTCCTGTGCCATTTCATTGACACCGCCAGAAGCGCGTTTGCTACGACCTTTCATGAAAGCCTCCTATGGCTTAATTAAGCGTTGATTGCCTGAATGTAACGAACAACCAAAGTACCAGCACCGGGAGTGGTGTCCGGTGCGCCAGACTTGACGTAAATCTGAACATCGGTTGTGCCAGTGTTGACCCAGAGGGCCGTTTTAGTGGCATCCGTACCCGGTGAAAGGGCGAGACGACCAACCGCATTAGCATTCGTAGCCGCAACGAGTTCCGTTGCAGTTGTCGAAGTACCAACGCTGATGGTGTAGGTCGTGGTCGCGCTTGACCAAGCAGTCGTAACAAACAGATCAATCGAAACGATGGTGCTGTTTGCGGGGATGACAATCGCCGTGGCCGAAGCCGTAGCAGACTGAACAATAGCCTTTGACTGAGCAAGGCTGGCATAGCCAACATTCTTAAGCGAACCAACGGTTGTACCCGTGGTGTTAATGACGGAACCCGCTTTAATCGGGCCAGTCCATGTAGATGCGCCCATAAGAGCCTCCTGCACGATAAGATCACGCCGTCTGTGCAGAGTCCGCTAGGTCGGTCTGCGTGATCAAGAACCTAGATGAAAAGGCGGGAGATTGCTCCCCCGCCCTTTTTAAGCTCTTACGATGGGAACGAGCCGTAGATCGAACGCCAGTTGTAGTAGCTGAAGCTGTAGCGTTCGTAGCCCTTAACCAGAAGGTTATCGGTCACAAAATCTACCTGCATATCTGTTTCGAACTTAACTCGTTCCATATAGGACAAGCCGTCGATGTTCGTCAGAAGGAACCAAGCCGAAGACGAGGTCAAGAAGTCCGAAACCATGTAGGACTCAGGCAAGCCGCCCGAGGTCATCATGATGGCGTTGACATCGTTGTCTGACGTACCCGGGCGCAGTTCAGTCTTCGTAAGACGAATTGCAATCGGTTCCAGAGCAGTCGGCACGATCAACTTACGGGCGCGGGCGAAGACCTTGAGGCCAGCCTGATCCTTAAAGTTCGAACGGACAGCAATCATGGCGTTCAACAGAGTGGACTCGTTGAGGTCATTGGTTGCGTAGTTCGAGATCGTCGCACCATCAATCGGATGCGAAGCCGAAACAAGTGCCACACCGTCACCACCGACAGCCGAGTTATAAGTCGTTGCGGTGTTGAGGATGTTCGCGCCGTAGATTTCCTTGGTCTGCTGGAAAGATTCGATCAGACCGAGGTTCGACGGGTGGAACTGGCTCTTGTACAGGTTGTCGTCGATGGCCTTACGAGTGATCGCATAGCCAAGGCCGATTTCTGTATGTTCCTGATTGTAGACGTAACGCTCACCAGCCGAGTTATCGAAAGCGGTCTGACCGCCTTCAGTCTTCAACTGAGCGAGGCCGAGGAAGCGCATTTCAGCAGTGCGTTCCAGAGCCATCTTCGACTCATGCTTGGTGAAGATTTTGTCGTACTGAGATGGGATCATCTCGTACTTGCCTTCAACCCCACGGAGGCCGGGGAGGAGAAGGTCTTTAATCGCTGAGAGATTAACAGCCATTGGTCCTTACTCCTTAGATGCCGACAAAGTTCTTAGTCGCCACATAGTTAAAGGCAACAACGGCATAGTCATAAGCCTGACCATTGCCAATTGTACCCTGCGAACCCGGGGGGTCCGTGATAACTGAGACGATCTTGAACGGAGCGTACACATTGTACGTTGCGGTGTTGATGGTTGTCGTGTCGAGATAAGCGCCGGAAATACCGTTTGAGGTATTGCCCGAGCCAATCGCGAAGCCAATGGTGGAGCCAACGTCAGCAGCCGCGATGCCAGTTGCGTCCGACTGGGCGACAAACTTAGCATTCGGGTCGTTGATGATGTAACCAGTGACGGTGTTGGTCGAAGCAACGTCCGAACCGGGCCAATAGTTGGACCAGACGGTACGCTTCTGCGAAACCGAGAGATACTGGCAACCAACGAAGATACCAGCAATGCCCGGAGCGCCGGGAGTTGCGCCCGTAGAAGCAGAACGAGCAACAGTGCCGTCTGTCTGCGGGGTTACGGGATCACCATTGTAAATTGCAGATGCATTGTAAGCAACGGAAACGGCAATCTGCTCATAAGTCGGAGCAGAGCCCGTGCCCTGATACTGACGGAAACCGAAATAGGCTTGTGTATTAGCCATGTCGGGCCTCCTCTATTACAAGGAAGTTCCGATCATGCCACGCCGGGGGCACTAGGAACCGGGAGTGTGAAAAATCTCCACGCCGGGGGAGATTAGAGCAAAGCTCGTATTTTTATTCTAAAGGATTAATTATAAATGTAAAGGGCCACCCGTAGGTGGCCCCCGTAAATGCCAATTCGCCAGTATTTATTCTTTTGGAATAGTAACTGGAGAGTAGCTTTTCTTGATATTTGGCCGCGCTTGAGCGTGATCGCGGGTCAAAGTGCCTTCTGGTGCGTTACTAAGCTGCTGCTCCTTAACGTACACCTGNTCACGCGCCCTACGCTGCTCGATTGCTCGCGCCTCGTCGGTAATTTCCTTTGGACGCTCCATAAGGACCATGCCTTTACGCTCAATGTCAGCTTTTGACATGCCAGCTGGCATCATTTCAGGGTGTCGGCCAGCAGGAACAGGCTCCCAACCCATACGAGCCAAAGAAACCTGATAAGAAGGGTCTTCCGCGCCCATAACGGTCTTACGNTTCCACTCATAGGTCCACCCATCTGGAACAACTGTTGGCTCGATGAAAAATTCATCGATACCTTCATCCATNCTGCCCAAATGGCCCTTAATCTGAGCCGCACGAAGCGCCGCACGGGCGCGAGGGTCTTCATCCCGCATTTCTGCACGAAGCGGAGGGCGGGAATCAACNACAGGAGCGTTTGCTTCCGGTGCTGTAGTAACTTCTGCGGCNTTAGCCCGAGGAGGGCGACCACGGCGGCGAACTGCTGTATCATTCATGACCTATCTCCTTAGTTTGGCAGCTTACCTTCTTTTTGAAGCTGGATTTTGTACCGTGCATATTCCTGATCCGTCATTTTATTCATGCGAGCGATCTCTCTTTCGTCGCTTGAAAGGCGAACCACATTAGGGCGAGTACCCGGAGCAGACCCAGAACGCGAAACAGGGGCCGCAACAGGAGAAGAACGACGAGTTTTTGTCATAGCAGCCTCTGAAAACGCAGAATCATCGTCGTCTCGATCATTATTCTTCTTCATGCGGAGCGTTTCTTCCACATATTTAAAATAATCATCAGAATCCGGCTGATAACCATCTGCAACAGCAAGGTTATGGGCAGCAATCATCTTCTGAGTAAGACGAGGATCAGTTGCAAACTGTGGATTTGCACGAACCCACTTAGCCGAACGCGGTGAAAGCTGAGAAGCCATTGCTTCAACCGGGTCAAGAGGTGGTTGAGGCATCTGTTTAGGTCGGCTCTCCATGACGTTTCGGCCATTTTCAAGCTGCAACATCTTAGCTGAGTTGCTCGACATGATTTCTTGAATTTCAGCGGCCTTATCATAGTCGCCAATACTCATAGCTTCTTTGTATGCAGATTTGAGATACTCGCCATCACGCTTAAGAGTCTCAATTGCATTCACGACAAGCGTCAGGTTACTATCTTCAACTTGATAAGAAGCTTTTTGGGCTTCATAAGAAGCATTTCGAGCAGTTTGCTCTGCTTCTTTTCGCCGTTCACGCTCTTTTTTAAGCTTCTTTTGAAGCTTTTCAAT